GTTTTAATATTGGTATGGTTACATTTGACCGTTGGCAATCCTTTGATATTCAGCAGGAATTGAAAGCGGTAGGAATAAAAACTGATACTGTTTCTGTTGCTAAAAAACACTATGAAGACCTAGCAATGATGATATATGAAGAGAGACTTGCAATGCCTATGATTCCTTTGCTTCTTGAAGAAATGAGTGAATTGAAGATTATGAAAAATAATCGTGTAGATCATCCACGCAAGAAATCTAAGGACTTGGCAGATGCCGTTTGTGGGGCGGTATTTGGAGCAATATCCCATACAAGTAAGGACTCTAATCTAGAGATTGAGGTTCATACTTGGAGTTCTGCTACCCGACTTGCAGAAAAGCAAAAGGCTATGGTAGAATTAGATACTAAGGAAATCCCTGACGATGTTGAGGACTACCTTAATCAATATAAACTAATATAAAAGAAAACAAGGAGAAAAATGAATTCATTTAAGAAGATTGCGCTTGTATTGGCTGCAGCCCTTACTGGCTCGGTATTCGCAGTTCCTTCGGCTCACGCTGCACCTATGTCTGTCGCTATGACAGTCAATGGTTCTGCTCCGTCAACCGCAGGTACCGCTACAACAACTGCTGTAGAACTTCCAGTTCCAGCAGATAACTCTGTAGATGCTGCCGATGCCCTCAAGTTCGTTGTTACTGTAGACACAGGAACAGCCGTAACTGTATCCGCAACAAACGCATCAATTATTCTTGCTACTGCAACTGCTGCTGCTCCAGTAACTGCTTCAAGCGGTTCTGCTACAGCATCTATTGCAACAGGCACAGGTACAACTGCAACATTCTTTGTCTTTACTAAGACAACTGCTGTAGGTACCGTTTCTATTACAAATCAAGGTGCAACAAATGTTTACTATGTTCAAGGTGCTGTAGGAAAGATCAATGATATTTCTGTATCTGGTCTTGATGTTGGTGCTTCAGGAACACAAGTAACTTTGACTGTTACCGCTAAAGACGTATTCGGAAATAAGGTTTCTGGAAAGTCTATTACTGCTGTAGTTGCTAATGGTACTCTTGATACCACAACTGCAACAACTGGTGTAGGTCTATCAGACTTTGGTACTCGTGATTTTAAGGTTACACTTCCAACCGCTGGTTCGGCTGCTGTAATTTTCTCAGTAACAAACTCATCTGACCTTGCAACTGCTGTAACTGGTTTCAATACCGTTACATCTTCTGTTGCAAAGAACATTGCTGTTCGTGATCTTGCTGCAGAACTTGCTGCTGCACAGGCTGCACTTGCTACCGAAAAGGCTGGACGTGCTGCTGATAAGGTTGCTGCTGATGCAGCCCTTGCTGCTGCTAAAGTAACTGCTGATGCTGCTGCTTTGACTGCTGCTGCAGATTTGGTAAAGGCTAAGGCTGATGCTGCAACTGCTGCTGCTAAGGCAGTAACAGACGCTGCTGCTGCTAAGGCTGCTGCTGATAAAGCACTTGCTGATGCAGTTGCTGCTAAAGATGCAGAAATTGCTAAGTTGAAAGCAGATAATGCTGCTGCACTTGCTGCAATCAAGAAGTCATTCAATGATCTTGCTAAGAAGTGGAATGTAAAAAATCCAAAGGCAAAGGTCAAACTAGTTAAGTAATTAACTATTAAAGATTAGGGCGCAGAGAAATCTGCGCCTTTTTCTTTTTGATGATATAATATGCTTATCTATATAATTAAATAGGAGCATAAAATAAGCAAATTCCTTCGCATAATTGCAGTGGTGGGAATATTGTTTGGTAGTCTAGGATTTCCTAATAATGCTTATGCTACCTGTGTTAACTATCTTCAATCTCAGACCATAGCAGCAGCCTATGAAGGCGATCCAGAGCCAACTGTCAATACAATGGATACCTGTGGTGGAGACGATACCTCTTATCAAATACCGATAGCAACAACAATTACATTTGATGGAGTTCAATATTCAAATGTTTATGCAACAACAAATTCAGTAATCACATTTGGAAATCCAGATAATACATATTGGGATTATCCTCAAACTCCATCTATTTCTTTATATTCTATGGATTGGGTAACTGGCTGGTATAACGCACCTAATACTTTAGATATATTGTATTCAGAGGGTGGTTTTCAATTAAATATGCAAGCAATACCATTTGGAAATTGGAATGCACAGCCAAGCACAATTAATATTCTTGTAGCAATTACAAATACAGGAAGCCTTGCAGTATCTTACAGTTATCAAGGTCCAGAATATAATAATATGAGAACTGGAGTAAGACTACATGATGGAAGCATTGTTTCTTTAGAAGCATGGGGTGCTACACAGATACAGCCAGGTTCTTCTATACCAATACTTGAACCAGAGCCAGTTGTTGTTGGTCCAACAGAAGAGCAATTAGCAGTTCAAGAAGAAATGCGTGTAACTGCTAACTTAATTGCAAATGCTATTGCTAGTTTACAAAGTCAACCTGAACCAGAGCCAACGCCTGTGCAAACTGAACCAGCCGAACCCACTCCAACTCCAACACCTGAAACAACTTCTGAGCCAGAGCCAACTCCAACTCCTGAGCCATCGCCCACTGTTGAGCCTTCACCAGAGCCTTCACCTCAGCCAACGGATATAAATCCAACCCCAGAGCCATCACCTGAGCCAACTCCAATTGAACCTTCTCCAGAACCATCACTTTTGCCATCTCCTGAACCATCTCCTGATATTACCACAGAGCCTGAAGTTGTTGTGGTTGAGCCAGAAATTATTACTCCAGAAGATCCTAGATTTCCAGACGAGGATATTGTAATTCCAGTTCCAGATAAAACAGAAAACTCAGAGGTATCTGAAGATATGTCAAGATTGCTTGCAGATCTTACTAGTTCACAAACACTTGCAGTATTAAGTCCAGAACAAAAGGCTGCAGTAGCCTCAACACTTGGTATTAAATCTAGCGAGGTAGCAGTAGTGGCAGAATTGGCAAAATCAAATGAAGCCGTAGCAACAGCATTAGAAGAGTTCGGAAACAGAGCAAATGAAAATCTAGAGGCACCTATGCCTTATACTCTTGCAGATGCTGTAACAGAGGTTCAGGCAGAAAAATTATTAGAAGATCCAGCAGGGGCAATTGCAGCGGTATTTACAAATATTGACCTAGAAAAAATAACAAATCCATCTGAGTGGGGTAGTGATATGACAGATGATCAAAGAGAAAAGGTTCAAGAGGTTATTATTCCAGTAATTCTGGTTTCTAACATTATTAGTTCTGTTATGTCAACAAGGAGGATATAATACGATTATGGAAAAGATAAAAACTATTTTATCAAAGATGCCCAAAGTAAAGGTTAAACTGCCTAAAGTAAAGGTTAACCTACCTAAACCTAACTTTAAACCATGGCTTGAGAAATTAAAGCCTGTGGTGTCTAAGGTATTGGATATGCTAAAAAAGGCTCCACAACTAGGTCTAAAGGCTTTAAAGGGCTTCTTGGTATGGTTTGGTAAGGCTATAAAAGAAAGCATTGCCCAGATCTGGACATTGCTAGGTTTCTTTATTGCTTGGCTTACTTTGACTGGTACCGCCCAACAAATCGTTGGATTAGCCACTATTTTTGCTACTATTTTGTGGCTTGTAACAATTTCATTGAGAGAAGAAAAAGAGGAATAACTGGTATAATGGGGGTTATGCTTAGGATATTCTGGGTAGTCCTTCTTGGGCTAACACTTTCAGGTTGTGGCTATGATGGTCACTTCCGTTACCCATGTCAAGATCCAGCAAATTGGGAAAGCGCAGAATGTAAGCCACCTTTATGTACGGTAGCAGGTGCTTGTCCAGAAGACTTAGTAGGTACGGATGTTATAAGTGGAACATCTGACGAGAGCACAGTGGAGGAAGTACCAAATGGCTAAACAGAGATATTCATCTGCAGAATTAGACGCAAGATTGAAATTTGCATTAGGAATTATGTTAGGAGTAATTCTCCTATCAACAACATTGGGTATTTTATATGCCCTCATATTTGTAACACAACCAGTAAACGCACAATCTGAGAATGATAAGATGTTCTTTAATGTACTTGGTAGTGTTGCTACATTTATTACTGGCACCCTTGCAGGTTTGCTCATTGGTAAAAGTGGTGCACAAGAAATGAAAGAGGCAATGGAAAATAATTCTCCAGTTGCAGAAGAGGCAGCACCAGTTTCTGAAGCGGTAGCAGAAGAAGTACCTGCTGGCAAAGATAATTCACAAATGCCAGAAGAACAAGAAGTTGATGAAGATTGGGATAAGGATTAATAATGGCAGAAATGGGAACAGCAGCAAAACTAATTGAAATAGCCAAGGAAGAAATTGGTTATATAGAAGGACCAAAGGATAACGAAACGAAGTATGGAGCATTCACCAAGGCAAACTTCCAGCCTTGGTGTGGAAGTTTTGTGATGTGGTGTGCAGATAAAGCAGGCGTTAAAGTCCCAAATACTGTTTACACTCCTGGTGGGGCTGCTGCTTTTAAAAAGTCTGGTCGTTGGTATGATGCACAAATATGCGATCCAGAGCCTGGAGATATTGCGTACTTCGATTTTCCTGGAGACGGTGTTGATAGAATTTCACACGTTGGAATCGTCATTAAAGATAACGAGGACGGAACTGTATGGTGCATTGAAGGCAATACTTCAGGGGACCCAAAGAAATCACAGCGAAATGGTGGAGAAGTTGTAAAGAAACTTCGTGCATATAAGAAAAATAAAAAAGGTGTTCAAATATCAATAGTAGGTTTTGGTCGTCCTAAATTCAAGGGTGCAGGAGAAGTAAAGACTGCTAATCCTGTTAATGAGACAAAAACCTGCCCAACCTGTGGTCAAACTGTAAAATAACAGTATTTGACCTATTAAAATCTGTCTGCTATACTATAAAGACAAGAAAACTAAGGGGTTGGCATGACTTGTATTGCAGCCATAGTCAAAGATGGCAAATCATATATGGCAGGTGAAAGATCAGTTGTTGATGATGAC